AAGGTAGATTGAAGAAAAGAGATTTAGAGGGTATACCCGGCCTTGATTTATCTAGATTTGATATTATAGGTTCTCAACAGGGTAAAATATTACATGCTGAAGAGTACTTACAGATTGCAGAAAGAATTATTAACGAAGAACCTGGATGTGTTCTAATTATAGACTCATATTCTGCATTGTGTACAGAAGCAGAAATAACATCTGATATGGATAAAATGCAAAGAGCGGACGGAGCAAAACTATTGGCTAAGTTTTGTCGTAAAGTAGCTAATGTTATACCAGTAAATAAAAATATTGTTATAGGTATTACACACTTGATGGGAAATCCCACTGGTTATGGTGCTGAGTTTAAAGAAAAGTCTGGGCAGGCAATAGCATATCAAACAGATATAAAACTTAGAGCAAAATCATTTAGTGCATGGACACTGGGTAGTGATGGTAATCAAATCGGTCAAGAAATTACTTGGCAAGTGGTATGTTCTGCTCTCGGTCCTCCCGGCGGTACTATTACATCATATCTAAGATACGGGCAGGGTATTGATAAGCAAACAGAGCTAATTGTTTTAGCTTCGGATATGGGTTTGATTAATAAGGGTGGTGCATGGTATACTTTAGATTTTGTCGATGGTGACACCAAACCCAAATTTCAGGGTGTAGAAAAAGTAAGACTATACCTATTGGAACATCCAGAAGTTTATGACAAACTTTATGGAGAAGTGAAAAATATGATGGGCATAAAATGCTAATAAAAGATCTAGATGATAACACTCATAATTGGCAATTGATTGGAAATATGGCTCATAGTAAATTAACCAATAAATCTAATTTACACATGCAAGCCAGATCGCTGATCAAGAACATTTTCCCGACCTTGGTTGTGCTGGAGGAAGTGCCTATAATACTACGAAAGTCAGAAACTCTGTTTCTCGATTTTTACTTGCCTCTAATCAAATTCTGTATAGAGGTACATGGTGAGCAGCACTATAAATTTGTAGCACACTATCACTCTAATCAGCTTGGGTTTATGAAACACAAGAAGAGAGATAGAGAAAAGGTGGAATGGTGTTACAAAAATGATATCAAATACATAGAACTACCATTTAATGAGACAGTAGATCAATGGGAACAAAGGATAACGGATGAATACAAAAGAACAGGTTGAATCATGGGATAACATATTAGATGAATATGAAAATTCCATAGGCTTAGAAAAGTATAGGCCGAATATCTTTGAGGAGACAGAATTACAAAACTATCTTACAATGAATAGGGATATGTTGGAAAAACTAACTCCAGAAGATTGTGCTCAGATAGCTTATAGATTAGGTCAGTTCTCATTTCATGTACAAAGAACTATTAATAGAGAAATAGCCAGATACAATTGGGCAGAAGAGACTATTAAGGATGTTATCGCAGATGAGGTCAATAATTATAAAGGGTACGGGTATTTAGAGAAGTCTTTACAGGCCATAAAAAATAATGACAAGGCGATAGCTCTTAATAAGATTAGAAAGTATGCGAAACAAAGAAGTGACAGACTTCAATATCTTGCAGGAAATATAAAAAATCTGTCGGATATTCTTCTGTCTATTCAAAAAATTAAATTGATGAGTTCTCATAGCAAAATAGGATAAACTATGATTTTGGCAGATCCCGCAGCAGAAAGAGCTGTATTAGCTGGTATATGTGCTTATGGTCAAGATGCTTACCTTGATGTTGCTGATATTCTCCAGGATACATCATTTACCATAGATAGTAATAGTATCATCTATAAGTGTTTAAAAACATTGTGTGATAATCAACAATCGACTATAGATATAGCGTCTATATACTCGATTGCTCAGGAGATTGGGGTTGCCAATATTCTGAGCAAAAAAGAGGAAACACAACATTTAAAAGCTATTATAGATTTTCCTGTCAGTCTGGATAATGTCAGAAAATTTGCTGCTAAAATCCGTAAGCTAGAAATTGCTAGGCTTCTTAGAAAACAGCTGGAACTTACACAAGAGAAAATCTTAGATGTAACTGGTAATGAACCTATTTCTTCTATTATAGGTATAGCTGAAGATAGTATATTTAACTTTTCTTCATTGCTCGCAGATAGCGACGGAGCGCCAGAAAAAATAGGACATTCTCTAGAAGAGTATGTCGAACAGCTTGAACTCAACAAAGTGGATCAAGTTGGTATTCCTACTGGTTTCCCTATCTATGATCAATCTATCGGCGGAGGATTAAGAAGAGGAACGGTTAATGTTATAGCCGCAAGACCCAAAACCGGTAAAACGCTGCTATCCGATAATATGGGTGCGAATATTGCTCTAAGAGGTATTCCTGTATTAAATATGGATACAGAAATGAACAAAGAAGATCATATTCATAGGCTCTTAGCTATGATGACAGAAATAGAAATCAATGCTATTGAAACAGGACAATTTGCAGAATCTAATGATAAGAAACTAAAAATATCTAAGGCTACAGAAGCTTTAAAGAATGCAAAACTTTATTATAAAAGCATAGCCGGTAAACCTTTTGAAGATCAATTGTCTATTATGCGTAGATGGTTGGTTAAAGAGGTTGGCCTGAATGCGGACGGTACAGCTAAGGAATGTGTAATATTTTATGATTATTTGAAATTAATGGATTCTGCTGGTATATCTCAAGATATGAAAGAATACCAAGTGCTAGGATTTATGATGACAAGTTTACATAATTTTGCTGTTAGATACAAAGTGCCTATTGTCTCATTTATACAGCTTAATAGAGATGGTATCACCAAAGAATCTACAGACACGGCATCTGGATCGGATAGAATCATATGGCTATGTAGCAATTTTACAATATTTAAGCGTAAGTCTGATGAGGAAATAGCGGAGGATGGGCCAACAAACGGCAATAGAAAATTAGTTCCACTTATTAGTAGACATGGTGGAGGATTGGATGACAATGACTATATCAATTGTCACATGAAGGGCTGGTGTGCTAAAATAACCGAAGGTAAAACTAAGTTAGAAATCAATAATACTCGCAGTAATAACCAAGATGGATTTGTGGTAGACACATCAAATGAAAACAATGACACAGAAATTCCGTTCGTATGACCAAAACAAACTTAAGGTGATTTGTGATCAGGTTTGTGATAATATAGAGGATTTATTGATAGCCCTCGATATTCCCGATACTGATTATAAAATAACCAATAAGATGGTTACAATGTCATGTCCTATACACGGTGGAGATAATATGTCCGCGGTGAACATATATCATACCGGAGACTATTATAGAGGCAATTGGAAGTGTAGAACGCATAATTGCGATCAGATTTTCAAAGGTTCTATCATTGGTTTTGTCAGAGGTGTATTATCCAGATCAAAATATGAGTGGAAAGAAGACGGAGACAATACTGCGTCATTTCAAGAAGCTGTAGAATTTTGTCTTGGGCTACTTAATAAGTCTCTAAAAGATATTAAAATATCCAGATCAGATGCTGAAAAAACAACATTTACAAGAATAGTAGAAAATGTTAAAACCAATAAAGTAGACAATAATCCTTTGTCCACAGTTACACGATCTCAGGTTAGACAATCTCTACAGATACCAGCTACATATTATGTTCAAAGAGGATATACGTCAGAGATATTGACTAAATATGATGTAGGCTTATGTGCTACTCCAGGTAAAGAAATGCACAATCGAGTAGTAGTACCTATATATTCTCTAGATGGAAAGTCTATTGTCGGATGCACAGGAAGAAGCATATTCGATTGCTGTAATAAATGCAAGCATTACCATGCCTCATCCGTTTCTTGTCCAGACAAAGAAGAATCATGGAAATATTGCAAGTGGAAACATAATTTTGGATTCAAATCCCAAGAGCATCTATATAATTTCTGGTTTGCAAAAGACCATATTCAGAAAACTAAAAATATTATTCTTGTAGAAAGCCCAGGGAATGTATGGAAATTAGAAGAAGCCGGTATACATAATAGTGTAGCCATTTTTGGTTCTTCTCTCAGCGATAAGCAGAAACTACTGATTGATTCATCGGGAGCTATGAATATAATACTTCTAATGGACAACGATGAGGCTGGACAAAAGGCTGTAAAACAAATTACAGAAAAATGTCGTAAAATCTATAGAATATATTGTCCAAAATTCACCGGCTCCGATGTTGGTGAACTATCTGTTGATGAAATAAAGAAAGAAATAATACCACAAATAGCGAGTATACAATGATCATAGCATTAGCGGGACGAAAACAGTCTGGTAAGAGTACAGCATGTGATTATATTCAATTGGTAATCAGACAATATCAGCCCAACCTTTCATGCAAAATATACAGCTTTGCAGATCCTTTAAAACAAGATATATGTATCAATATATTGGGGCTAACATATGAACAATGCTATGGTACAGACGAAGACAAGAATACTCTTACGTCTTTACGCTGGAAAGATATGCCGGAGTACAATATTACATGGACACGAATGAAAGATTACCACGAGAGTGGATTTATGACAGCTAGACAAGTTATGGAATTTGTAGGAACATCAATATTCAGACAAATGAAAAAAGATGTCTGGTCAGCCGCTACTATTAATAAAATCAAATCAGAAAATGTAGATGTGGCCTTAGTAGCAGATTGTAGATTTCCCAATGAGGTTGAGACTATACAAAATAACAATGGGCTTGTCATAAGGCTAACCAAGGATCCTTTTCAATCCAATTCCGATAGCGAGTCTGCTTTAGACCAATGTTTCTATGACTGGTCAAAGTTTGATTTAGTTCTTAATAATTCTCAGCTATCCATAGAAGAAAAAAATCAAGCTATTTATAAATTTCTCTTAGATAAAGGAATACTCCAATTATAATCACATATTTTCGAAGCTCATCCTATAATGCTCATTCGATGTGTGAGCAGCAATATTTTTTTGAGTATGTTTTGGGTTATCGTGGACCAAGTAATCAAAAAGCTGATAAAGGTACAATAGTACATAAGGTACTAGAAATACTTGCTATGATCAAACAAAATCAGCAGAATAAAAACCAAGTATTTGAAGACGATACTATTGGAAATGTAGATATTTCTAATTATAATTTAGATGATATTAGTAATCAAGTATATGATTATTACACTAGTAGGTTTCATCATCATAAATGGACAGACAAGGATCGCAAAGACTGTAGAACATGGGTTGATAAAGCAATCTTATATAATAATGGGATGTTTGATCCCAGGAATAGAGAAATTGTATGTCCAGAACAACATTTTGATATAGTAATACAAAAACCTTGGGCCAAATATAAGTATAATACATCTCAAGGTGTGCTTGAGGGTAATTTAGGAATAAAGGGAACAATAGACTTAATTACAAAAGTTAATGATAATACTTTGGAAATTGTAGACTGGAAAACAGGTCGCAGACTTAACTGGGCCACGGGACAAGAAAAAACACAAGAAAAATTAGAAGATGATCCTCAACTCAGGATATACCACTATGCTGTGCAAAATCTATATCCAGATATTGAACATGTAATGGTTACTATATTTTTTATTAACGACGGTGGAGCTTTTAGCGTTCATTTTGATAAATCCGATATGCCCAAAACAGAATCAATGCTAAGAGAAAAATTTGAAATTATAAAGAAAACAAAAAGACCTAAATTGAATAAGAGCTGGATGTGTAGTAAGCTTTGTCATTATGGGAAAAGCACTTTTCAAGACTCTAATGTTTTGCCAATTATCGAATATAGAGATAATCAGTTGTGTCAAAAAGATACCTTTATGACAAAGTGTGAACAGGTTAAGCACGATATCGAGCTAAAAGGCATAGATGCTGTAGTTGACGAATACACAGTTCCAGGGTATACTGTTGGAAAGTACAAGGCACCAGGAAGCGTTGAATGAAAAATTATATTCCACTGCACGTTCATTCTCACTATAGTTTATTGGATGGATTAAGTAAACCATCACAAATATCAGAAAGATGTAAAAAAATAGGGGTAGGATCTTGTGCATTAACTGATCATGGCAACATAGCCGGAGCAGTTCAGTTCCATACCACCTTAAAAAAGTCTGGTATCAAACCCATATTGGGATGCGAACTATATATTTCAGACTCGGATCCTTCTATAAAAAATAAAGAAGAATCTCCTAGTCATTTCTTAGTTTTAGCAAAAAATTTGGCCGGTTGGCATAAATTAATACGAATTATATCCGAATCAAATAGAGAAGACTACTTCTATCGTAAGCCAAGACTTAGTATAGATAAGTTGTCAGAATTTTTAGATGGAAATATGATTGGTTTCTGTGGTCATCTGGGATCATATATTGCTAACCATATTTTAGAAGATGATAAGATTTCTCCAGACTGGAAAAATATAGGCATAGAAAAAATAGGCATACTCAAGAATGCATTTGGCAATGACAATTTTTTTCTTGAAGCACAACTTATGGATCAAAACCATAACCCCGCTCAAAAAATATTGACAGACTGTATTCGTGAATTGGGTAAACTGACTAATACCAAAGTGATCTGCACACCCGATGCTCACTATTCAGAAAAAGAAGACGCGATAGATCAGAGAATACTTCTTTGTAATAATCTAAAAACAACATTTACAGACATTAATCGAAAGATAGTAAATAATGAGTCTGTACCAATGTCAACATTTTTTGTATCGGATAATTATTATATTCTGTCTCCAGAAGAGATGAATGAAATTCATACACAAGAAGAAGTTGATAATACCAACCTTATAGATAGTATGTGTGAAGATTACGATATCTCTCATAAACCAATGCTGCCTCCATTCGAATGCATCAATAATGATCCTGATGAATTTCTGAGACAGTTGTGTAGAAATGGGTGGAGAGAAAAAATTAGCAATAATATTAGCAAAGAACAACAAGACATGTATGCAGAAAGGATCAAATACGAACTGTCTGTTTTACAGGGGGCTGGTCTGTCTAGCTACTTTTTAATAGTGTCTGATATCGTCAATTTTGTGCGAGATAGTGGCTGGTTGCCCGGTCCCGGTCGAGGTTCAGCTGCCGGATGTCTGGTTTCCTATTTGATTGGTATTACTAGTATTGATCCACTAAAATATAATCTAATCTTTGAAAGATTTTATAATGCAGGAAGAAATACTAAGGATAGAATCTCTATGCCAGATATTGACGTTGACGTACCAATTAATAAGAGAGAAGATGTTATTGGTTATATCAAAAATAGGTATGGTACAGAAAATGTGTCCCAAATGATTACTTTTAACACCCTAAAGGGTCGAGGGGCTTTAAAGGATGTTTTAAGAGTATACGGAGATATAACTTTTGATGAAATGAACACTATCACAAAAAATATACCCGACGAGGCTAAGATTGCAGACGAACTACAAGAAATGAAAGAAGAATATGGAGAAGCCTCGATTATACAGTGGTCTCTAGAAAATAATGTTGACAAACTCAAGAATTGGTGTTATATTAATGAGGATGGTGTGCTGTCTGGTCCCCTAGCGATGCGTTTTGAGCAAGCCATTCGTCTAGAAGGAACTAAAGTTAACCAATCCAAACATGCGGCTGGCATTGTTATTTCTGATCAAAAACTAGGGAATATATGTCCTATGGTTTATGATACCAAAAATAAGCAACAAATAGCTGGCATGGAAATGCAAGATTTAGAAACTTTAGGTATTATCAAGTTCGATATCTTAGGCGTTGCAATGTTAGATAAGGTTATGACTGTAAGTACACTTTTGAAAAATGGAGGTAGTTATGAATAAACTATTTTCTGAGCTAAATGTTGGACAAGAATTTAAAGTTCATGGTTCTGACACTCAGTATAGAAAAATTGATACGATTAAGGTTAGCTGTTGCAAATCTATTAATGCAGAGGACGTGTCCAATGCGGCTAACAAAACTTTTTTTGCCCCAGGAACAGCAGTGGTAATTAATGGCTAATAATCAAAAAATTTGTGTGTTCGATTTAGAAACTGACGGTAAAGACCCCAATGTTTGTAGTCCTGTTCAAATAGCCGCTATTATTGTAGATCCATTTAAACTGGAAGTCATACCAGACTCCGAGTTTAATATAAATCTCAAGCCAGAGGCTTTGGAACAAAATAGCAGCTATTCCTACGAAGACTCAGACGTTTTGGATTTTCATGCCAAGGTGAGAGGATCATCAAAAGACGATATCCTCTCACAATGGAAATCATATCCGAAGCAGGATGCTGGATGGAAAATGTTTACATCCTACTTAGATATGTATCATATTCGTTCAGAGAAAAAATCGTGCTTTACTGCTCCCATAGCGGCTGGCTATAATATTAATAGGTTTGATTTGCCTATAGTTCAAAAACTAAGCGTAAAATATAAGAATGTTAATAAAGAAGGTAATTCGTCTTTATTTTATCCGAGAGATGTAATAGATATTATGAATTTAGTTTTTTATTGGTTCGAAGGATCAAAAGAACTAAAGAGCTATACATTAGATAATCTTAGAGATTATTTAGGTATTAGCAAAGATGGTGCTCACGATGCACTTAAAGACGTAAAAGATACAGCAGATATTTTGATTAGATTTTTGAAACTTCACAGAAAACTGGCAAGTAAAGTTAAATTCAAGGACTCATTTTCTAAACCATTGATGACTTAGGATGGAATATTATACTTTTGATTGTGGTTGTAGATTTCCAATCATAGAGAAATCCGAAGGCGCTATGCCAAAGATAGATTTTTCTATAGATATGAACTCTATAAATTTTGACTGTAAAAGAACATGGGACATGCTTTCTTCTGGAAACACAAAGGGTTGTTTTCAGTTAGAGTCTCGTCTTGGACAAAGCATGGCGAGAAAGCTTAAACCGTCTAATATTGAAGAACTTTCCGCCCTCATTAGTATTATGCGACCTGGGTGTCTGGAAGCTATTAGGGATGGGAAAACGGTTAGTAATCATTTTATAGACAAAAAGAATGGCGAAGAGTCTATAGATTACTTTAATCCTGCACTAGAGCCTATTCTCAAAACCACTTTTGGAGAAATGGTTTATCAAGAACAGGCGATGGAAATAGCTCAAAAAATAGCTGGTTTCGATTTACAGGAAGCAGACCAGTTAAGAAAAGCCATTGGCAAGAAAAAGCCAGAAGAAATGGCAAAACTTAAGATTATTTTTATTCAAGGGTGCAAAGCTACTGGTTTAGTTAATGAAAGCGAAGCAGAGCAGATTTTTAGCTGGATTGAAAAAAGTCAAAGATACTCTTTTAATAAATCTCATGCAGTTAGCTATGCTATAAATGCATATTTATCAGCTTTCAGCAAAGCCCACTTCCCCAAGATATTCTTTGCGTCCTACCTTAAGTATGCCAAAGATAAAATAGATCCTCAACAAGAAATTAAAGAACTAGTTAAAAACGCAACTGATATGGATATAGAAATTTGCGTTCCAGACTATAGATTACTTAATCAGTTTTTTGTGATACATCATAATAAGATTTATTTTGGTCTAACAGACATAAAAGGTGTTGGTGATTCTGTTTATAACAAGATTGTAGACATATCTAAAAATTTAGATGTATACAATATGTCGTGGGTAGAAATATTATTTAAGCTACTATTGAAAATAAACTCTACCGCCGCAAAAGCTATGATTTGTAGTGGAGCCTTTAGCTATATTAAGAAGAGTAGAACTGAGATGTTATTTGATTATGATATAGCTAGCGAGTTAACAGCCAAAGAAATAGAATATGTATTATCTCTAGATATCAAACAATTTAATATTGTTCAACTGATGAATATTTTGGTAAAAAAACCAAAGATTACACAGAATCGTAGGAATATTTTGTTGGGCTTGATAACATCTCTAATTAAACCTCCATATTCACTAGAAGATAAAATAGAGTGGGTATGCGATAATGAGAATGCTTTATTGGGCATTAATATTACATATTCTAAAGTAGATTCTTATGATATTAGTATGACTAATACAACATGTAAAGAGTTCAAGGACTCTCAAAGAAAATCTATTATTATGGCTGGAGAAATAGATGGAATGAATGTGATTAAAATTAAGAACGGAAAGAATAAAGGTAATGAGATGGCTTTTGTAAGCATCTCTGACAGTACAGGATATGTAGATTCATTGATATTCTTTACCGAACAGCTATCTTTATATCGTAACCAATTATTTGAAGGTAATATTCTTATTTTTAAGGGTACGAAGTCATCGAAGAAGAACGACCTAATCGTTGAAAAATGTTATCTGCCGATGGCTTGACTTGCGTGGGACGGTGTTTATAATATACCAGTGTTGGGACATTTTGGTTTTTAAACAAGGAGTCGAAAACGATGAATATTGTTATTATTCGTGGAAATTTAGCTAGAGATCCTGAGCTTAGATCAATTAGCAGTAATGGTAAGGAAACTTCAGTAGTTAACTTTACAGTAGCTACTTCTAGAGAATATACCAAGGCTAATGGAAGTAAGGATAAGATCACATCTTTCATTCCGTGTGAAGCATGGGATACGGGTGCTGAGATTATCGGAAAGTCCTTCAAGAAGGGCGATCTAGTTCTTGTGGAAGGTTCTATTAGAAATGATTCTTGGGAAAAGGATGGAGTTAAGCATTCTTCTCTCAAGATTCGTGTCAATAACTTTTCTAAGATTACTAAGCTATCTTCACGCAAGGAAGAATCTAAGGAAGAAACGGTCGCATTCTAAGATATCGTCATAAGAAGTGGAATGAAACAGGGCTATGCTAATAACATAGCCCTTTTTCGTATAATGACACAACAACCATTAAAAATTTTATTGTGCAATGAAGCCAGTTTTTTGAGCACTGGATATGCTGTGTATGGCAAGGAACTACTTGCTAGACTTAGTAAGAACCCGGCGTTTCATGTTGCCGAGCTGGCTTGCTATGGTATGGTAAACGATCCTAGGGATCGAGATATTACATGGAGATATTATGCTAACTGTGTTAAAAATACAGACCCAAGATTCGGAGAATATTCAGCTAGTCCTGAAAATGCTTTTGGTAGATGGAGGTTTGAAAAAACATTAATAGATTTTGAACCAGATGTGGTTATAGATATAAGAGACTATTGGATGAATTGCTATCAAGCATACTCTCCTCTAAGAAAATGTTTTCACTGGATGGTAATGCCAACAGTCGATTCTTATCCTCAGCAGGAAGCTTGGCTAGATACTTATTTAGGTGCTGATTCTATCTTTACATATTCTGATTGGGCAGAACAAGTTTTAAAGTTACAAACTAATGGACATATAAATCATATAGATACAGCATCACCAGGGATAGATGCTACCACATATAGCCTAATAGATAGTAGCATAGCTAAAAAAGCTCTACAAATTGATGAAAATAAAATAGTGTTTGGTTCTGTGATGAGAAATCAAAAAAGGAAACTAATCCCAGAGCTGATCAAAGCAACTAGACAGCTAATAGACAAACTCGCATCTGAGAACTCTCCTTTTGCAGATAAGGTGTACTTGTATCTCCATACCGGATACCCCGACTATTTGGGGTGGGATATACCTACCCTTCTTAAAGATAACAGAATGTTAAACAGAACATTGTTGACATATTTGTGTCAAAATTGCAAAAAGGTATTTGCTGATGTATATTCAGGATCCCATAGAAACTGTATATATTGCAAAAATAAAAGCGCAAGTTTGCCATCAGTTACATCCGGAGTAACCTTGGATCAGATGGTAAATATTTATAATGCTTTTGATATGTACATACAATACTCAATATGCGAAGGATTCGGTATGCCTCAAGTAGAGGCTGCTGCTTGCGGTGTGCCTGTCACAACGATCCCATATAGCGCCATGGAGGATATAGTCTCAAAATTAAACGCGACCCCTGTACAAATCGCAACATTATTTAAAGAGCTAGAAACTCAGGCTTATAGGGCCTATCCAGACAATAATAGTCTTGTAGAAATTATGCATAATTTTCTTTATATTCCTTATCCCATTAAGTATAGAAATAGAATTACAACAAGAAATAACTGTATAGATCATTATAGCTGGAATCATATTATAGTTAAATGGGAAAAACGACTCTTAGAACTATATCAACAAAAACAACAAACAGCCCATACTAATAAGTATGACGAAATAAAAAAAATACAACCCAAACCATACCTAACACCAGAAATTGTACAGTCTTTGGGCGAGTCAGATATCCAAAAGCTGGATAGAATCTGTAGTCAATTTCTTAATGGTGCCCATCATATTAATTCTTATTTTATACTGAACATGTTAGAAAAATTGACACTAGGGTTTGAAATGGGTAATCAAAAAATTTCTAATTATTCTTGGTCTGACGCAATTGCATATTTTAATACTGTTATCAAGAATAACAATACATTAATAGCTTTTTATAGTAATAAACAAAAACTCAATGATGATTTTATAGAATACGCACACATCAAAGATCCTCGTCATGAATAATAATGTTATATTAATACAAGAATCACAATCTAAGTTAGCTGAGACTATTGCAGAGCATTTTAATCCTTCTCAAAAAACTATTTTGCAGTTTACTTTATATGATA